ACCTTACTGTTTAAATTGTAGGGTACGGCTTTAGTTAGGGTTTTCGTTACTGCCATTTTTTACTCCTTATTATTAAGTTGTTTTTCTAAATCTTCGACTTTTGCCGAGAGTTCTTTTATTGCATTGATGAGAGGTGTTATAAACATTTCTCTGGATACTGATTGTCCATCTACAGTTTCATCCCACCCATTAAAAGTTGTATTACCTACTTTGTTCATAGCTTCTTTAACATCTTGTGCTAAAAGTCCATGAATTAAAGTTTCTGTGTCTTTTTCGCCTTTATTTAAACGAGTTGCTTGAAACTCAGGATCAACTTCTGCTTGTGGTTTCCAATTAAATGTAACTGGATTTAATTCATTGATAAAAGCAAGACCTAAAGTATCATCATTAATATTCTTTTTTAATCTTTTATCAGATGTTTGAGTCCATGTATTATTAGAAGTAAAGTCATTATAAACATGCCCTCCACTTGATCCTATATGTGTTCTATCGTTTGCCGTTCCAGTAAGAGAAAAACCTATAACATTTTGAGTGTTTGCTCCAGAAGCAGAAGGATCAGTTCCATAGCCTATACAGATGTTATGACCTCCAGTGGTTACAACATCTCCTGCGGAATGACCCAAATTAACATTATAATTACCTGTTGTGGTGTTTCTTCCAGCACCAATACCAACAGAAACACTCTCTGTACCTGACGTTAAGTTTTCCAAAGCACTCCAGCCTACTGCTACGTTAGATACAGTCGAATTTTGATTTTTTAAAGCATAATAACCAATAGCTACACTGTTTGCACCTGCTGTATTTGTTGACAGTGCATAAGTACCAATCGCTGTATTACTAGCACCAGTAGTTATTGCTGCTCCTGCGGCTATTCCCACAGCCGTATTACTTAGAGCTGATGTTAGTGAATCCAAACAATAAGCACCAACAGCAGTATTGTTGCCATAAGTGGCTAATGTTAAAGCGTTATAACCAACTGCTGTATTATTATTAGCAGTTACATTTGCTGCTAAAGCACTCTTACCAACGGCTACGTTGGCTGTTCCTGTCGTGTTTGCTCCTAAAGCTGCATAACCCATTGCTGTATTATTATCTGCTGTGGTATTAGCGTCTAAAGCTAAAGTACCAACAGCAACATTAGAAGCACCAGTGGTGTTTGATAATAAAGCATTTTTACCAACGGCTGTGTTATTAGAAGCTGTGCTATTGCTATATAAAGTATTATTACCATAGGCTGTATTGCTAGCACCAGTGGTATTTACTCTCAAAGCATCTCTACCAATAGCAGTATTATCATTTGCAGTTGTATTAGCACCTAAAGCATTAAAACCGATTGCTGTATTATAATCACCAGTTGTATTAGCGTCTAAAGCTGTAGAACCCACAGCTACATTACCTGTACCTGTCGTGTTTGCTGTTAAAGCAATATTACCCACAGCCGTATTACCATCTGCTGTCGTATTGGCATCTAAACATTGATAACCAAGTGCTGTATTACCAGCACCTGTCGTGTTTGCATATAAAGCCTGAGAACCTATACCAGTGTTGTTTGATCCTGTGGTATTTGCATACATAGCCTGAGAACCTATACCAGTGTTCTCTGTACCACTTGTATTTGAGGTTAATGCAACATGACCCATAGCAGTATTATAATTTGCTGTGGTAGCAGCATCTAAGGCTTGTACACCGATTGCTGTATTTCCAGTACCTGTCGTATTAACTAATAAAGAGTTCATACCAACTGCTGTGTTATTTGATGCTGTTGTATTATCTCTTAATGCATTAACTCCTAAAGCAGTATTTAAACCACCAGTAGTATTTGCTCCTAAAGCATCAACACCTATAGCAGTATTATCTTCTCCTGTTGTATTAGCATCTAAAGCTTGATAACCCATTACTGTATTTTTATCACCAGTAGTTAAAGCTGCAAATACATCAATACCTAAACCAGTATTATAATTTGCTCCACTAATAGTTCCTGTTGTAGCATCTCCCAACATAATTGAACCAGTACCAAAAGTCTTAGCATCTGATAAACCATCTAAATCTGATGCACCACCACTTGCAGCATTTTCCCAAGCTACCCCACTTCCTGTTGAAGTAAGTACTTGTCCATCACTACCTTGTGCTCCACCAACTGTTAAATTATCTGTTTCTAGTGTTCCATCAACATCTACATTTCCAGATATATCTAAAGACCCTGCATCTAATTCACCTGCAATAGTTAATAAACCACTTGAAGGATTATAGGTAAATCCAGTATCTGTTTCAGCTCCTTGAGAACCTGTTGCACCATCTACGAATACAGGATATACAGTTTCATCTGTTGAGTTATTAGCACTAACTGTTACACTAGTTGCTAAGTCTGCTGTACCTGTAACATCTCCTGTTAATGGACCTGCAAAGGCATCTGATGTTACTGTACCATCAAAGAACGCATCTTTGAACTCCAAAGAACTTGTACCTAAGTCTATTTCATTATCTGTTACTGGATATAATGCACTAGATGTTAATGTTAATCTAGCTGCGTTGTCTGCTTTGAAATCAATTTCATTTGCTGTTCCAAAGTCAATAGCAGTTTGAGAATCTTCTCCTAAGATTAAATCTGTAGCATATATTGAAGTTATACCTGTTTGAGCTGCGTCTACAGCAAGATCAACTGTATTATCTCCATCTTGATATGTTACTGTAATACCACTTTCAGTATTACTTGAGAACATAGCACCTGCTGTATCAGCTATATATTCTGCTAAAGTTGTACCATCTACTGTAATCGCATCAGCTTCTAATGTTCCGTCAATATCTGCGTTACCTGATACATCTAATGTAGTTAAATCTAACTCTCCTGCTATAGTAACATTACCATCTGCTAAAGTTATTAAGTCTGTATCAGAAGTATGTCCAATAGTTGTTCCATTAATGATAACATTATCAACTGTTAAAGTTGTTAGTGTACCTAAACTTGTTACATTTCCTTGAGCTGCAGTATTTAATGTACCTGCAAAAAGTGTAGAAGTTAATAAACCACTAGAAGGATTGTATGTTAAACCTGTATCACTCTCAGCACCTTGCGATCCTGTAGCTCCGTCAACAAAGATTGGGTATACTGTTTCATCTGTACTATTATTTGCAGAAATTGTAATATTATCTGCTGTTCCTGTTGTATCTTGGTTTAATGTTCCAATAACAAAGTCTAAAGTATTGTCTCCATCTTCGTAAGTAACTGTTATATTAGTTTCAGTATTCGAGCCAACCATAGCACCGACTGTATCGGCTATGTATTCATTTAAAGCAGTTCCATCAACTGTATATGCATCTGCTTCAAGTGTACCATCTATATCGGCATTACCTGAAATATCAAGTGATCCTGCATCTAACTCTCCTGAGATTGTTAGAAGACCACTAGAAGGATTATAAGTTAATCCTGTGTCGCTTTCTGCTCCTTGACTTCCAGTAGCACCATCTACAAAGATTGGATAAACTGTTTCATCTGTGGAGTTATTAGCTGAAATTGTAATGTTATCAGCAGTACCTGTTGTATCTTGATTAAGAGTACCTATAACAAAGTCTAGAGTATTGTCTCCATCTTCATAGGTAACTGTTATGTTTGTCTCGGTGTTAGAGCTTACCATTGCTCCAACTGTGTCAGCTATATATTCGTTAAGAGCTGTTCCGTCTACTGTATAAGCATCGGCTTCAAGAGTTCCATCTATGTCTGCATTACCACTAATATCTAATGTGGCTGCGTCTAGTTCTCCTGATATAGTGATGTTAGTACCACCAGTTATAGCACCATCCATTGCGACAGCACCATTAATATCTATAGTAGTAGCAGTAAGTTCAATCTCTGTATCAGATACTAAGTCTAGTACACCATCAGCAGATTGATAAATATAAGTACCTGAATCACCGAATTGTAATTGGTCGGTACTTGAAAGAAGTAAGCCTGTATCGGCTACGTGAGTTAAGGAAACGTCTTGATCATCGCCAAAGTTTATAACTGCTCCGTCAGCTAGGAAAAGATCACTAAATTCTAAAGCACTTGTACCTAGAGCAGCACCATCAGATGCATCAGGTACGAAAGCTGTAGTAGCTGTTATTGTTGTTCCTTGAATTGTACTAGAACCTGTGACAGCTCCTGTGACTGCTAGAGTACTTGATAGTGTAGTAGCTCCAGTAACTCCAAAAGTTCCTGCTACTGTACCATTTACATCTACGTCAAGTGTATCAATATGTGCAGTACCATCTATGAACAGGTCTTTAAATTCTAGAGAGCTTGTACCTAAGTCTATATCGTTATCTGTTACTGGTGATATAACACCATCAGAAATTCTAATTTGTTCTACTGCTGCTGAAGATACTTCTACAAAGACTCCCCACCTATTATTTGTACTATCGGCAACTATCTTATTTAAAAAGTCTAAATCACCTATTGTAGCTATACTACCACCATGTCCTGCAGTACCATCATGTCTGTGTCCTGTAGACCCAGCAGAACTAGATGAATATGCAAAAGCATTGACTAGTTGGTTGTATTCGTTATTAAATAAAGCTGCTGTGATAGTATCACCATCACTCATTGAACTTTGTCGTGTGTAACTGTATGCCATAATTATTGTCTCCCTGAAGGTACGTAATCTATATATAAACCATTAACTGTATAAGGTGAATTTTGATTATCACTAAATACTCGAAAATAGTTGCTGTGTCCACTTCCTTCTATTATTTGTCTTGTTATTGGATCAGAAGCTGCACCAAACTTATGTGCTGCTGTTGCACCAAAAACTGCTGTACCAAATAATGAAGGTTTAGGTATTGATAATGAATAATCCGTTGGTTGTGGACTATCTAAATCATCGAAATTATATCTAATTCTTAAACTTGTATCAACTGTTCCTTCTGGAGTAATTGATAATTTTGCATATTTTAAAGTTTTAAGAGTTCCTAAATCTCCATAATCTAAATCTGGAGTCTGGTACTTAGCTATAATATTACTAGCAGTATTACCAGAATCTAAGAAATTATCTCCTGTATCGTGATTAAAAACTCTTCCTGCATAATCTCCATGATAATGCTTTTCAACTCCACTATAATTAAAGCCTGAAGCTGCTGCAGCACTTGCATCTATACCTACAGTTTCAGACCATTGAAATTGGGTAAATCCTTGTTCGTTTGTTTTAAGTGTACCTATTATGCCTCTTGAAGACCCTCCTGTAGCATCACTCCCATAATATAAGCGATATTGAGATTTATCTCTAATAACAATAGTGCTTATAGTATAAGTTCCTATATTATCGGCAATGTCTTTAATTACAGGCTGTATAGATCGACTAACTGTACCTAACTCAACGTCACCAATTCTTACTGTACCAGCTAGTGTTCTTATTCCATCTGGTGCTAAGAATACTAAGTCACCACCAATTTCCTGAATACTCTTTCCGTCTAAACAACCTATGTTCTTTGTAATTGGTGCTACTGCTATGGAAGCAGCAACATTTATATTACTTAATTTCCAAATACTATTTCGACAGAAGATTATTAAGTCTTCCCTAAAGCTTTTAAGTCCTACTACTTGATCATCAAGTTTAATGCTTCCTGATCCACTTGATGTAAAATCATCTATATCATTTGTTCCACTATAATATATAGTATTAGGTGTTGTTGATGCTCCTCCTACAACTAAATGCTTATCGTGCATTACACAAAACTTAGGATACTCTGTACTGCTTACTGTAATTGTTTTAGCAAAAAAAGTACGATTACTTAATGCTGAATCAGTACCTGTCATCTTAAAATAAAAAGGTAAAACACCAGAACCTTCATCAGTAATAACTACTTCTCCATAAGTTGTATCACCTTCGTAGGTTGCAAAATGTGCTAAACCTTGTGAAGTTCTAGCTACAGCACTACGACCTGTAAAGGTACTATAGTTATCTCCTCCACCTGCAACACTACCCATATTAATCTGTAGCCAACTTTCTCCATCTTGGCTAAAATAAATATTAGTACTTGTACAAGCTATTACACCATCCGCATAAACGTGTAAGCCTAGTATATCATTATCTGTACTAGGATTAGCTGCACTATCACCACCCAAAATAGAATAACCATTTATTCTACGATAGCCTCCAGCTATATCAACTTCAAAGTTTTCTAATAAAGTAGCTGCTCCGGGTCTACGCAAAAGCTCAAAAGAACTAGAAGACTTGTCAAGTCCTCCTTCACATGCTAGTGCGTATGGTTGTGATGGCATTATATTTGATCCGTTGACATATAGCTAGGTGCAGGATTCATTAAAGCTGATCGCATTTGTTTTAATCCTTTTTTATAATCTTCTAAAGCGAAGGCTGCTTGTTGTGGAGCATCTTTAAACTGATGGAAATGGTATCTAGCTCGTGCCATTAATACTGGATTATATACATCTGGAAAAACTGTTGCATCTCCATGAGCATCTAATGCTGTTGGTAAATCCCAAGCAAAGAACCAGACTCGATAAATTTTATCAGGTATAGGACTTACTCCAAACTTTCTAGCATCAGGACTTCGGATAACAAATTTAGGTTCTCCATAATTTTGAGTATCTGCATCATCTATATTCTCAGATTCTCTTAAATGATCTTTCCATTCTTCAGTTGTAACAAATTTTAAATTTTGACTAGTATAAGGAGCACTTACTCCACTTACACCTATAGTAGTTAGATAAAAGTTATCCCAATCTATTGAACCATAATCTGCTGTAATACTAGAACTAGAAGCTTTTAATTCATACCACCGAGTTCCTGCTACAGTTTCTACATAGACATTACCATAGAACGGATCAGTTGCTCCACTTTCTCCTGTGGCTAAGAAAGCCCATTGAGGTTCTGCCATTACTATATCACTATATGCTCTATTGATACAATCTTGAGCATGAGCTTGTATACCTACTGCATCACCAAAGTTTGATGAAGTTAAGACAACCTCATTCAATTCCCTTAATAGTTCGTTAGTTAAGTTTAGATATGTTGCCATTCTTATTTATCCTTATTAAATATACGATCCCATCCAGTATCGTACTTCTCTTTGTTCTCTTTCGAGTAAAACTTTCCAGATAAGCCTCTCTGGTTATTCTTTTTCTTGTTCCTTAAAACAATAGGCTGTTCTTCCGAACCTATTTGTGGCATTATACTTTTTGCGTTGTATAGGCTTCATTAACATCAGGTGTTGATTTATCATCACCCTTATACTTCCCTTTCTTAGTTCTTGCTCGAACTATTTTACCAAAGTATTTTTCCATTCTTGGTCCAAAGTTATTCTTTAGCCAAGACTTATACCACTTATTAAATTCTGTTTGATCCCAACTCATGTTGTTCTCCTTTAAAAATGTATGGGAGAGAACAATAAACCCTCTCCACATACGATTAGTTTTTCTTATATTATAAGAATTAATCAGGTAATACACCTAAATGTAAAAACTCGATTAAATAAGTCACAGTTGTAGCTGCCGTTGCAAGATCATTTGCTAAAGGTTTTAACCTTGCATAAAGTGTACGGGCTGATGCACTGTACAAAGTAGCTGCAATAACGATTGCTTCCGAAGTAGCTGGACCACCATAAACACCTGCAGTTACTCCAGTACCTACAAAGGCATTGGCTGCGTGTCCATGTGAATTTTGAATAATATACAAAGGTACATTGGCTGTCCATGTTACTGCTGATCCACCATCATCTAAGATAGCTTTTTCATCAATAAGCTGACCACCACCTGCTGAAGTTCCTAAATCGAAATCAACATCATCGCCTGAAGCTCCTGCTGTAACAATGTTACCTGCTGGAATTGCGATAAGACTACGAATAATAGTATCTGCTGGTTGTGTAAATGAAACATCATAAGTTGCATCAGCAGTTACTGCAATAGTTCCTGTAGTGCCTGAAGTCCACGAATTAACTGAATTATCAGCAAGTCCACGAACATCTGCAGTTTTTGCTGAGTTTCGCCCTGTATCCCTTATATTTATAACTGGGTTTGCCATTTTTTATTTCTCCTCTATTTAATTAAAAATAGTTATGTTGTTATTTTAAAATATAATTTATACTATAAAAGTAAAAGACATGGGAGGCTATTACACCTCCCAAATCTATTTGGTTAGTCTATTCCGTAGAATGCACCAACAAGGGCTTCATCTCTTAGTACTTTCGCACCAAAAACATGAAGACCTCTCACAATATCCCCAAACGAAGTTGGGTCTCTCAACACTTCTGTTGAAAGAATTGTGTTTGCAGTCGCAGTAGCTGATATGGAACCTGCCAAACATTTACCGGCAGCATTAGATGTGTCAGCTATGTTATTTGACTTGTACATATCAAAGCCACGAAGTTTTCCACTAGAAACTAATCCGTTTCTAATAGAGCCCATTCCAGCATTGTAGTCTACAGACAACAATTTTGAACTAGAAGCTCCTAGAACTTCGTAGAAGTCAGGACCAGCAACGAACCAACGACCTTCTTCAGGTACGTTCTGATCGTCTAATAGTCTTGCCATTCTAGACATAACGTCTAGAGGGTCATGTTCATCAGTTCCAAAACCAATGTCTAGGTTACCTGTTCCATCAAAAGTTCCGGCAGCTAAATCAGTAGCATTGTCAGAACCTAACACGTGGTTAGGTGATGAAGCAGATAGACCAGCAAACATAGTTACAAGTACAGCCTGATCGTAAGCATCTTTCAATGCGTATGCAGCAGAGCTTGAAGCAACTTCTTTAAAGTTGACATGTGACATATTTGTTTCAATATCATCTACGATGAATTTAAACGCATTAGCACTATCAACAACTAAAGATGTTTCTTGGTCTGTTAGTCTAGTTTCAGTCGTATCAGTATTTCTAGTGTACGCTGAGACAGAAATAACGGGTTCTTTGATAATCTTTACTGAATCTCCGAAAGCAGATATTTCACCCGAATAATCGGTATTTGTAATAGCTTCTATAACAGACGATTTTCTAAAAAAGTTTAAAACCTTTTTAGAGTAAACCGAAGGTAAAAAGAAACTATTAGTTTGTCCACTTACGGAGTTTGCAAAGTTAGCATCAGTATCCGTTGAGGGTTCAAAAAATTGAGCCATCAGATATTCTCCTTAAGTTATAGTTTATTTATTAAACTATATAGTTTATTTTATGATTCTGCCTT